GCGAAACGGATGGAGTGGAAACTCAAGCGAATAGAATATGAGAGGCAGATCGGGGGCAAGCAATGAAATTCTTGCTCACGGCCTTTATTCTCATGCAGACGCCCAACAGCACGCTTCGGGTCGAACAGCACTTTATATTCCCCTTCGCCACGGAAAAACAATGTCAGGACGTGGGCGAGGGCTGGCTGAACAACGCCGCGAAAAGGGCTATCGCGTCTCATTGGGAAATTCTCAACGGCGGAATTGAGTGCAAACCACAGGAGGTTGACGGATGAAACCGAACAAGGCAACGATCAGGCTTATTCGAAGTTTTGAGCAATGCCGCTTAGTGTCGTATCGTGACGGGGCTGGGGTGTGGACTATCGGATGGGGAACAACATCGCGCGCGCTACCAGACGTCACCGTGACACGGGGCATGACTATCACGCAAGAACAGGCTGACGACTATTTCGAGCGCACCATCGAGTTGTTCGGGCATGGCATCCTGAAACTAATGGAGCGCAAGCCAACGGGCAACCAATACGGGGCTATGCTCTCGCTCACCTACAACATCGGCGTTCCTACCTTCTCTCGGTCAACCTGCCTTCGGCGCTTTAACGCTGGCGACATTGAGGGCGCGGCCCTCGCCTTAACGTGGTTTAAGAAGTCTGGCGGAATTGTCGTTGACGGGTTGATCCGGCGCAGGGAAGCCGAGCGGGTTCTGTTTTTGTCTGGGATGGTAACGGCGCACGGCACAAAGTCACCTGTTGATCCTATCAAGACGCCCATGAAGTCAACAACCAACATGGCAGCGGCAGCGGCGGGCCTGAGTATGGCCGCAAGCGCAAGCCAGAACGCGAAGGATGTGATCGGGAATCTCGGCATCAACCCAACGTGGATGCTTCTTATCATTGGCCTCGCGGCGGTCGGCTGGATATTCCGCGAAAGGATCAAGAAAATGTACGAGGAGGGTGTCTGATGGTCCTAAGAGAAAAGTCGCCAGAGATCGAAGCGGTCAGAGCAGATGAGGTGTCATCACATGCTGCGTTTGACGAGGCGGTCAAAGCAGGGCGTATCGTGGACAAGCTAAGCACCATCCGGCCCTGTGTGATGGTGGCGACACCACAAGGCATGATCCGCGCCAAGGCTGACGAGTACATTGCAATGTCCCATAGCGGTGCGCTTTATGTTCTCAGCGAGGCGCAGGTGCAGGCAAATTACGAAAGGGTTGGCTAATGTATGAGGTCAGGGGCAGCAAATACGCTGGTGCGCGACTTCGATCTGTGACGACGGATCATAGTTGTTCGGGGTGGCCGCGCACGTCTCCCCGTCTCCGAGCAACGAACCATGTTTAGCTTTATCCTCAAATGGCTAACGGGCGGCGGGCTGAATGGGCTTGCCGCTGAGTTGCGTAAAGCAAACAAGGATCGACTTGACGCAAAGAACAACTCGGACCGGGTAGCGGCTGACGAGCGTATCCACAGCATTTCCCTGAGAATGGAAGCGCAGACCAAGGGGGCGGCAACATGGCTTCCCAAGGTGGTGCGTGCGTCTTTCGCGTCCATCACGCTGATCTACTATGCCAAACTGGTTGTGTGGGATACGGTTCTTGGGCTTGGTGTGACGAACCCCCTCGGCGGGTTCGCTGATAAAACCATGACCGCGACCGTGTTTTTCTATTTCTTGGACGGGTCACTCGCCAAGCTGCGGGGGTGAGGGCTTCCACATAGAGCAACAGTGTTCGGCTCTCGTTACAAGCGCGGCATAATATCCCGAACCATCCTCGGCCATTGCGGTTGTTTTGGCAAACTCTGGTTTCAGGGTTTCCGCCGTGCGGTTGGCGTTCCACTCAGTTGTTTCCTCGGAGTGTGGCGTGGCTTTACACCGTTGGAAAAGTCTTTGAACTAAGCTATGTGTGATATACCCCTTATCCCACCAGATGCAGTTTTTGCAGGTTTTCGGTGCGCCACTCATTCCTCTGTCTCCTTTGGTTTGATGCGAAATTTCCCACACGCTGAGCATATCTGTTGGCCGACCCCATAGGGATCAAACTCTGTCCAGTAATGCCCCGCCGCTGCACAGGCTTCGTCAAACTCCCGCGTCAGCTTCTCAACAATGTCAGTCATTGCAGGGCGGCCTTCCATTTTTGCAGGGCTTCTTTGGCATCATCAATTAGCCAGTTAAGTTCCCCGTCGCCTAAGGAGTACCGTTCGGCCACTTCCTTACAAGCCTCAGCCAAACCCTCAGCCGCTTCTATCTTTTGCCGATCAGCCGCCATGTCGTTTATTGTTGCTTCGATCCAGTCAGCTTTTGTGTTGATCTCTTTCTCAGCCACTTCCAGCTTGGCTTTCAGGTCGTCCCGCTCTTGGCACACGCGGTCATGCCTTGCGATACATTCGTCAACACAATTCATTCCATATCCTCCACAGCTTTGATCGCGGCGCGCAGCCTTGTAACCTGTCTTGCCGAGAACGAGCTGGGGCTAACTACTGCTTTAGCCGCCTCGACTAACTCCTTCACAGGGTCCGGCTCTAGGGCGTAGGCTATGACTTGAAGCCAATATACGTCTGACACAGACTGAAACTGCCCGACTTGCCGAATTGGGTCGTACTCATAACGGAATATCAGATCGACCTTAGCATCACTTGGCAGGTCAGGCTCCACACCATTACAGGCTATCCATGTGAGTTTACTCATCTCCCATATCCTCCACAGCTTTGATCGCGGCACGTAGGCGGAACCAATGAGACATTGGAATACCAGCCTTTCTTTCCTGCTCAGATAAGATATTCGCCGCCTCGACCAGTTCCTTCACAGGGTCCACAGGCGCTAGGGCGTAGGCTATGGACTGCTCCCACACCCACTCATTCCTAGCATAAAAAGTGTTAGTGTCCACGACACTGCCTGTAACTGCACGCCAGAGTACCCTTACCTTAGCCCCCTTCGGCAGGTCAGGCTTAACACCGTTGCAAGCGATCCATGTTAGTTTACTCATCGTGTTTCCCCCCCCGTCAGAGCATGTTCAACAGCGGCGAGGACTGTTTCCCTGTATTCGGAATTGCCCCCGTCGCTTGCCTTAAATTCGAAGGTGACTTCAAACCCGTCGGTCGGGTATCTGATGGAAATTACCGTGAGGCCAGACTGTAGCAGGTGCGCTTGTCGAACGGCGTTCTGAACACCTGTGGCGAGGAAATTGTGCCAAGGCTGGCCTTCGCTGTCTGGCTCCGAAAGCCACGTTTCGATCTGTTCGATCACGGTCTCAGTGCCAGAATGTTCGGCGTGCCACATAAGAAGCGCCATTGCGTCGGGAATGTCGGTAGTGTTCATCGTTTCCCCTCCTGTTTCAAAAGTGCGAACGCCTCATCAACGGCGTGCCGCGCCCACTCCTCGCGGTTTCTCTCTGTCACTGAGAACATGGACTTCCCAGCCTCTCGGCGGGCTTCTGCGGCTGTCCGTTCCGCCATGTATTCGAGGTTGTTATCCAGCGATATGGCAAGCGTGCGAATTAAGTCTAGTAGCTTGTCTTTTTTTGCACACCCGCATTTTTGACCATGAGCCGCTGACATGCAGCAAGGCTCAGCATCAGGTAACTGTCTGGTAATATCTGAGTGGTTCGTCATTTCGCTTCCTTTCTCTGCGCCTCAACAAACCCGCTGAATATCGTCGCTAGCATGGCGGCGTTTGGCGCGCTAATATACATCTCGTATTTCTCTGGTGGCTGGCCTTCCATTTTGCGCTCATAGATAATTTGCAGGGCCGGGTCGCTCATATCCCCGTCTCCGGTTATGGTCCAAGCTGCGCTAACATCTGCGTCAAATATGGACACGCTGGCGTAGTCTGCAAAAAGTTCATTGCGGTAAAATTCGGTCATAGGGTTCGGGGCGTTCTCGCTTTCAAACGCGGCGCGAGCCTCTTGCAGCAGATCCTCTAATTCGCTGGTGGCGTTTCCTATATTCCCCGCTAGGTCTTCGGCTGTGTCTTTCATTAGAATTCTCCTGTTTCGTCGGCTTTGGCGCAGGTGGTTTTTAACTCCGCCATGATTGGTTTAAGGGCGTCCCGTTCGTCGCTTGTTGAAACGTCCTTCCAGAAAATTAGAAATTGTTCCCGCCCCTCATTGGCGATCGTGCGCGCCCGGTCCCATAGTTCTTTGTTAGGCTCGGCCAGGCTATCCCCTCGCGCCCAGGCGGCCAGGGCCACACCGCCAGCGGTGTTGATATGTTGTCCCGGCTGGAAAGACATTCGGTGTTGATCCTGTATTTTGTGGGGCAGGGTTAGGTCGATCACGCCTGGCGCGTCGGGCCTGAGTGTAAAACTGGCGGTCATTTCATACCCAAACCGCTTTTCGCAAATTGGATGCCAGCCGGCGTTCTCAACAATGATGCGCCCCCGATCGTCTTTCTTGCTCATGTCGATTTTTTCCTCGGCACGCAGACAGAAAATTAGGTGTGCGCGGGTCTGCAAAAACCCGTTCATCATTTTCTTGTGGCGGGCCTTTGGCTCTTTCCAGGCGCCGGGCCCCTTGGCGCTTGACTTGTCTGCGGCCTCCATGATGCCGCCAGCGCCGTCAAACTCGTGTGACATACTATCAACCACGATTGTCTCATATCCCTCCCCAGCGGCCACCCTGACCGCCTCAGCGTATCGCTCAGGGGTAAAAGGCGGCTCAAAGTCGGCATGGTCAAAGCGAAATTGGTCGGCGTAGTGCAAACCGCGCCCTGCCTCGGTGTCAATCACAGCAAAGGGCTTGTCCCCGCAGATACCCGCCGCGAGGGTCATGGCGGAAAATGTTTTCCCGGATCCGCTGGCGCCCGCCAGGCCAATCAACAGGTGCGAGTTGACGCGTTTGGCTGATGAAAATGTAAATGCCATTATTTTCCCTCCGGTTTTTGGGCATCGTAGGCGGCACGCAGCGCCTCGTCGGTCGCCTGGTCGCTGTCTTTGTCGTCGGTTGCGTTGCGCTCGTGCCATTCCGGGCACTCAGCCAGGATTGTTTGCGAGGGCCACAGCGGCCAATCCCCCGAGGCGTTGCACCGTTTCCAGAGCAGCAAGGCGCGGTCCCGGCGCATTTCCCCGCACGCGATAAACGTCGGATCAATCTCGACAACCATCAGCCCAAACGGGTCGGCTACTTCCTGGACAACGAAAAACTGGCGGGGCTCTTGGCCTGTTAAGAGTTTCCACCCTGCGCCGTAGTGCGCGGCCGTCCTATCCCATCCAGACCGGGCAATGTGCGCTGATATGGTGTTCGGCGAAATAGCAATCCCGGTTGTTTTGTAATGCACAATAATGTTTGCCGATCTGGACGACAGGTCGGGCCGGGCGCGGCACCAGGTCCCGGCTTCCTGCCAAACCATTGTATCCTCTGGCGTTAGATCTGGGAATATCGGGCCCAGGTCTGGGTTCAATGAGATCTGGCGCTCGGCAGCCTTCACCATTTTATCAATGACGGCCGCTTGGTTTGCCAATAGCGGGATCTTTCCGGCGGCGTAAGCTTCGGCGCGCGCTTCCTTTGCGATCTTTGTGCGCCAGTCTTCGGCGTCAATGACGGCAATTCCTTCGCCGGATTTTGTCAGCATGGTGTGCGCGGCGGATCCAACATCAAACCGGCTGGCTGTCGCCTCTTTGAAATTGGAGTTAAGCCGGCGGTTTTCTAGCCAGGCGTGCCGGGGGGATTGGGCCAACATGGTTGATCCCTGGCTTGCCGTAAGCGACGGCGCGTCTGCGGGGTCTGCAAGGTAATCTTCCATCGGCATTGTGTAAAAGCCAGGTTTCATTTGTTGATCTCCTCTAAGAGTTTCCGGCGTAGGTTTAGCAATGCGGCCGCGTCGCCACTAACGAGCGGCCAAACAAGCGCGGATCCGTGGCTAAGCGCCCATTTCCGCGCCGCGTTTCGGCAATCCGGGCAGCAGTATTTTTGGCGGTTGTGTGTGGGAGCGAATTTTTTCCCACACCGGAACCAGTAGCATTTCAGGATTTTCATTGCAGGGCCCAGCCGATCACCAGGAACCCGTAGGCCGTCGCAAACAGGAACAAGAGGCCGATCAGATCAAAGATTGCGTCTTTCATTTTAATTCCCCTTTGGCTTTGCCGTCTTCGTAGTATTCGCGGGCCCGGTCTTCGATCATTGGGTTGACGTTTGCCTCGGGGTATTCCCACCAGAATTTTTCGAACTCCGAAAAGAGATCGTCGATTATTTCGTTGGTGACTTCCTTTGCGGTTTCAAATTTCCCCGTCTCAACATCAAGGTCGATCTGGAAAGCCCTCGCGGTGGTGCGGTGAGTCTGGCCCATATCTGTGACCGAGGATAGCGCCCCAAGGTAATCCTCGCTCACGGTGGCATCTATGGCCCCATCGGGCCATTGGTGTTTGACAAAAAACAGTTTCATGTTTTGATCTCCTTCTTTGTTAATCACGCGACGGGCGAAAGTGTTCTGGCGAACCGTTCCAAGGCTTCCGTTGCCCAAACACCGAAGGGCGTCTGTATGGATATTGCCTCGGCGTCTGCTTCGAAATAACCGTCGTATTGGTTATTGACCCAGATTTTCCCGGCTTCGATCGCCGCCGCAACATCATCGTGGAATTTCTTAGGGTAAGCGCCAAGGGCTTGCGCCCGTGTTTCGGGGCTCAATTCACGCCGGCAGAATATGTAATCAGCGCCGCTACATTCGATCGCATCCTCGCGGGGTTGGGCACGCTTGTATCCTTCAACGTACCCGCCGCAATCTGTTGTCCCTTCACTTACCCCAAGCGAGGCGTTGCCGTCGGGATAAAGCCAGAAGCGCTTGCTATAAGCGTAATCTATGGACCCATCAAAGCCGGCACATTTGAACACGCTGACGACTTTTTCAACGTCTTCGGCGCGGGGCCCGTCTGTCCATCTCACGTTGATGCTCGACCCGCCGGCGTATTCTTCCGACCGAACAGAGAATTTCTGTTTCCAGAAGTTCCGGGTTAAGACCGTTCTGATGAGGCGCGCGGTTTGGGCCGCTGTTATATAGCCGCCATTCTCTTGTGCGATTTCATAAACGGGGTGTTTCATTGGTCATTTCCTTTCAAAACCGTTCTGTCGATTTCAAATTTCGTCCGCCTGGTGCGCCTGGCAATTTCCATTGCTGTTAGGCCGGGCCATTCGGCGTGCATGGTGGTGACGTCTTCATCCGTCATGCCGTGCTTGCGCTCTTGGATGAGCGTTTCAAGGTCGATCTGGCGGGATCCTGGCTGGCTGTTGGCGCCAAGATCAAAGAGATCAGGTTCGGGGATCATTCGTCGCCCTCCTGTGTGGTTTTCCGTGTGGAATAGTCGTTTGATTTGCTATCGGCCAAGGCCCCGATCAAACGGTTAAACGTGGCATCCGGCAAATCGTAAACGGTGACTTCCTCAAGCCGCTCGACGTCGTCCGCATAACCGGTTGTTGTGAATTCCAGCGTAATCGCGTTGGCGTTGCTCTTGTCGTAATTCGCGACCCGCATCACACTGGCGTTAAAGATTGATACCTTCATTTTCTTTCCTCTCTTGTTTCAACAACACAGACAATACGGGATTTCCTTGCCATGTCAATGGTTTTTTGTAAAAAAGAGTGTGTTTTTTGTAAAAACTGAGAAAAGGCATGAAAATGAACGACGAAAAGCTTTTAGTTGAAGCGCGAAAAATACAGAAGAAAGAAGGGGTTAGCCTAACTGACGCGATGGTTGCAGCAGAAGCGCGCCACGCACCAAAATCCAGGCCATACCCGGAACACTACACGGTCACGATCCCGGTAAAACAACCGGTGTCCAGGTGGATCCAGGGTGTTTTCAAATCCAACAACGCGGCCAATTTAGAGGATCGCCTCGGGGCGTATCTCGGGCAACACCTGGCGCGTGCTATGGTGAAGTACCGCAATGACGCGGCCGACGTGCCGCCTATAACGGACGGGGGGGCGGTCACGGTACGGGCTGACCAACTAAAGGAGGCGATCGGATGAAACTCGAAGTAAACCAGGCCCACATTTTACCTGCGCAAGATCACAGGATGGTGGGGGCGGCGCTGAAAATCCTTGCATCTGGCGGGATGGTTTTGACGCGCGATCAAATGTCCAGGGCGGCGGGCACAACGGCATATTTCTGGGACAAGAACGCGGCAAACATTGTGCGCCTCGTGAAAAAAATGTCGTCGGATGATGCGTGATTTCGGAATTATCAGAACGAGCCTTTGGCGCTCGAAAAGGTGGCGTTCGCTCAAGAATGATCTGAGCCGGCTGGCCTACATATACTTGCACACATCCCCTCACGGCAACTCTGTCGGGGCGTTTATCTGCCCCCCGGAACTGGCTGCGCTCGACGTCAGACGCAAGGCAAAAGAGATTCGGCAATCGTTCCAGGAACTCAATTCATCGGGGTTAATTCGGTATGACGAGGACGAGGAATTAGTGCAGATTGTGGGCTTTCTCGACGCCAATCCGCCGACGTCCAGGAAGCATTTAGCCGGCCCAAAACGTGCCCTGGAAAGTCTGCCGCAATGCCCCTTAAAGTTGCTGGTTGCGGCGGATCTGGCAATCTCGATTTATAAGAGGGCAAAAACGTGGGGGACAGAGGTCGACGCGCGTGCATCCTTCATGCAAGACGCGGCAAACCTCATCAATAAAAACGATCTAAAACAAAGGCTTGTCGATCCCGGCATGGGCTTGGATGAGGCGTTCCTCATAGGGCTATCGAATGACCTAATGATAGACCTAGACATAGCATTTATAACAAACATAACTACAAACACAAAGACAACTACAACGACAAAGACAAACACAACGACAAACACAAAGACAAACACAACGGGCCAAAAACCACTGATTTCGCGCAAAACGCGCTCCCCGAAACTTCAATCCCCGCCCAGTGGGGGCGGTCAATCAGTCCCGGACGATGTTGGGGCAATCATCTCAGAGTTGCAAAGGAAGGCGGCAGAATGACCTCCCAGACGATGCTCAGACCAGACGGCTCGGACGGTGGCCCAGGGTTCCCAGCGATCACAGGCCAGCACCTCGGCATGAGCCTGAGAGATTTCTTCGCAGCCCAGGCAATCCAGGCAATCATCCAAACCACGCAGCACGCCAGCCTCGAACTGCAAGCCGCAATGGCCTACGAAACCGCCGACGCAATGCTGGCCGAAAGGATCAAAAAAAATGGCAGGACGTGAGCGAGATAAAAAACCCAAACGCGGCGCCCGATTGTGGACAGACCCGGCCGAACTCGAAGCCCTAATCAACGAATACTTCGAGAGCCGAAACATGCCGGATATGCCCCCCCGTCCAGCAACCACAACCGGACTGGCTCGGAGCCTCGGAATTTCGCGGCACACGCTGCTCAATTACAGCCGCCGAGATGAGTTTGCCCTCGTCCTTGGTCGGGCCAGGGATCGGATTGAGGAATTCGTGGAAGAAGCGCTGTTCTATTCTCAGTCAAACCGGGGCGCCAGGTTTTCGCTGGAAGTCAATTTCGGGTGGTCTGATCGGCACGATGAGGGCGAAACAAGCGAGGGCCTGACGATGAAGCAAATCGCCCCGGACCCGCAAAAACTAGCGATTGTCAAGTTTGAGGATGAGGATAACCCCCCAGATTGACCGGAAACCGGCCTAGGTTTGTTCAAAACCTGTCAAGCAGAAAGTTTTTGGGTGATTGTGTACCACAGATTTAGACGCGCTCTAGCCCACCTTAAAATAAGAGAGAGATATAACCATGAGAAGAACACTAAACCCGGAAACAAAGCTTCAAATCTCGATAGTCGGCTATTTACGCCTCGGTTTAAGGCCCGGCACGATCTTCTGGCACACGCCGAACGGGGTCCAAGGGGCCGGGGAAAAGGCCGCGCGACAGAACGCCAGGCTCAATTTACTCGGGCAAATGGCGGGCTTCCCGGATATCTGCATCGCAAGCCGGGGCGTGGTGTACGGGGTCGAGGTTAAGACACCAAAAGGCCGCCAATCCGATGCCCAAAAGCGGGTCGAACTGGCGTTCTCATTCCAGGGCTGGGAGTATGCCATAGTGAGGTCCCTGGAAGACGTGAAAGACTGCCTGAGAAGGTGGCACATTCCTATGCGATACAAACAGGAGAAAAGGCTATGAACAGGAAAGACGAAATCAAACAAGATGCCGATGAGTTTCTGCGGCAAAACCCCCTCGTTTGGGGCACCTTCACGCGCTTCACATTCGAGGCAATTCACCGGGGCTTTAAGAGGTATTCTTCTAAGGCAATCTTCGAGCGTCTGCGGTGGGAGATGGACACGGCCGACATTAACGGCACGTCTGTTTTCAAGATAAACAACAACTGGCAACCACACTTTGCGCGCCGGTTTATGGTAGAACACCCCGAGTTTGAGAATTTCTTCGCCACGAGAAAGTTGACAAGTGATGCCTGAATGGTCCTTCGAGACATCCCCAATCGCGTTCGACTATCTGAATGACCGCCACTTTGCGGCTTTCGCGATCGGGCCGGTGGGCTCGGGCAAGTCGGTTCCGTCCCTCATGCGCATACTACAGATCGGCAATGAGCAGATCCCGAACGATCGGGGGATTAAGCGCAGCCGGTTCGCGGTTATTCGGAACACGCTGCCAGAACTGCGGGCGACAACCACCGTCACCTATCAGGAGATCTACCCGGCAAACCAATGCGGCGATATAATCTGGCGATCACCGGCGACCCACATCATCAAGCCGCGCGGGTCTAACCTTGAAATAGAGGTGAACTTCATTGCCCTGGATAAGCCCAAGGACGTCAAAAAACTGCTGTCTCTGGAATTGACCGGCGCTTTTCTCAATGAGGTGCGGGAAATCCCCAGGTCTGTTGTCTCGCGCATGACGGAGCGCGTCGGCCGCTTCGCTATCAACGATCGGGAAACTACCTGGTCGGGCTTGTGGGCCGATACAAACCCGCCCGACACGGATCATTGGGTTTATGATTGGGACAAGGTAAACAGGCCGGCAGGGTTTGAGTTTTATCATCAGCCGCCGGGCGTGTTGGAGGTCAAGCCAATCCCAGGCGGGGCAATCATTGATGATGAGAACTTTCCTGAGCATCAGGGGAAACGAATTTCAAGCGCGGTGGTGACGGCGAACTATCGGGGCCGGGTCCAGCGGGTCGATTGCCCGATTGATGTTATCAAAGCGGCGGATCGGTATTGGATCATAAATCCTTACTCGGAAAACATGGTGGCGCTGTCCCGGGTAAACGCCGGGGTGAACCCTCTCGGCTCTCAATCCTACTACGGCCGGGCGCTGGCGGGGAAGACAGTCGCGGAAATCAGAAGCTATTTGCAGGGGATTTACGTTTACGTCCAGGACGGGCGGCGGGTTATTCCGCAATATAACGACGACGTGCAATCGGTCGACCACCTTTCCATCCTGGAAGACTTGCCGGTTTACTGCGGGATGGACATTGGCGGGGGCACGCTGCAACCGAGCGCCGTCTTTATCCAACGGCATCCGCGCGGAAACTATCTAATACAGGGCGAGGTGGTTTGTTATGACATGGGCGTCAAGCGGTTTGGTGAAATGGTGTCAACGTTTATGGTGCGGCATTTTCAAAAGCAGATAGAGAAGGGCCTGGTTGGGACGTTCTGGGGCGACCCTGCGGGCGTCAAGCGGGATGAGATATTCGAGACGGCTTCGTTTGACTACCTGAGAACCAAGCACGGGTTTGACATGCAAGGGGCGCCAACACAGGATCCCAAGATGAGGATTGCGGCAGTATCCGGGCCGTGTGAGCGGCTAATCGACGGCAAGCCGGGGCTTTTGCTCGATCGGAAACGATGCCCTATTCTGCGCAAGGCACTGGCCGGCGCCTGGTATTTCAAGCGATACCAGATGAGCGGCGAAACGGCATACAGCGACAAGCCAATCAAAAACGACTACTCGCACCCGGCCGATGCGCTCGGTTACGGGCTGTTGGGGATGGGCGAATTCAGAAACCTGGGAGGCCGCCACTTGGAAAGGGGCAGAATACAGGGAACGGTTGACAATGATTTCAGCGTATTTTGAGGGGGATTGAGCATGGAAAAACCTAATATAGACCTATCCAAAGAAACGATCTTGCGTCTCTGCAAGGGCAACGTGAAACTTCTGCCCCGCTTTGTGGTGGTTGACGATGTGGCCTGGCCGTGGCCGGATCACGTCCGGGTCGATAACCTCGGCCGGCTACACATTCGCAAGACGACGTTTCTGCGCACGGTGGCGACCGAGCTGCCCGTTAAGCCCGGTTTGTGGATCAGGGGCGACAGCCAGGAATACAGCATTGATCTACAACCGCACCAACTTGAAGGCGGGGCGGACCAACAAAAAGAAGTGGGGCGCCGGGACGTTCTAAATATCGCCCGCCCTATTGCGAAGCAGGATGCGTTTGGCAGATACCCAGGAGGGAAAGACTATGGCAAAGCTAATTCCAAGGCTGACCGGCACGCAAACACTGGCGGGGATGACCCAGCAGCTACGGCCGGAGGCCAAGGACGAGGCGTTCGATCAACTGTCCACGATTAGAGCCGGCATAGAGAGATCCCGCTGGCAATGGTGTTTAGAGCGGGACGACGGGTCTCTGATTGCGGCGGCCATGATTTACCCGGACGGCATCAATCGCGGGTGGGTCGCGGGGTTCCCTGCCGCCAATATGAGGGCGGTCGAAATACGACCGTTGCTCAGGTTATTTACTATTTATTGCCGCATGATGCCCAAAATGTCCCTTCGTGCCTGGATTGATGCGAATGACCAGCGCGCCATAACCTTTGCAAAGGCGTTTGGTTTAGCCTACGATTGCGGCCCAGCGGTGGGTCTCAGCCAAGACGGCCGGGACATGAACTTATATCTAAGAAAGGGAACGCCATGAGCAAACTGTTTGGGAGCCACGGAGCCCCGCAGGAAACGGTAGCCGTTAAGGAAGCGCGCAAGACCGCACAGAAAACAACTGAACAGGCAGCGAGAACGCAGCAAGGCGCGGAACGCGGGCGGCGGGCCAATAGCCGGGGCCGGAACTTCTTGCTTGGCATGATTTCAAACGGGCTTCTGAAAAACACCCTCGGGGGGTAAGCTATGGCTCAGTGGAGTGAAACCCAGGCGCGCAAACGGGCAACGCGTGCCAAAGGGGAAAAAGAAACCGCCGATGCGCTTTATCGTGAGGCAATGGAAATCACCTTTCCGGAGCGCATGACGATGAACGGGGCCACGCCTGGGGCCAGCAAGAACACAAAGAACTGGGACGGACAGTCGACCGTTTCCGTTATTCGATCGGCAAACAGGTTTTCGTCAGACTTCACGCCACAGTTTTCGCCGTGGTTCGAATTAACGCTGGGGCCCGCAGCGGAGGAAATGCCGGACCGGGCGTTTGAGGCGCTGGCCGGCAAAACCAAAGACGCGGCCAGGCAAGAACTGGAATCCGTTACGGCAATCACGCGCGCCGTGTTCCAGGGCCCAGGGTTCGCGACGTCCAGTCACGAAATGTATGTTGATTACCAATATGGCATGGGCGGCATTTCAATGATGCCAAACGAGGATCTATCCGGGCCGCCTGTCATTTTCACGTCAATGCCTCTCGGGCACTTCTGGCCGCAGCGGGGGCCCAATGGGATAATCGACAAGTGGTTTTTCTGGATCAAGCGCAAAGCCGACGATGTTCTAAAGGAATGGCCCGACGCCAAGCTACCGGCGCGCATGGCGGAAATGGCGCAACTGCCAGAGCCGCCCGACGTGAAACTGATTGCGGTGTGTTATCGTGACTACGACATAAGAGACCGCGCCAAAAAGCCGTTCCGCTATGAAGTATTCTGGCAGTTTGGCAAATCGTTTCACCGCCTGGTCGAGCGCCAGACCGTTTCGCCGGCGTTTATCACGCCGCGCTATATGGTTTTGGCTGGTGAAAACATGGGCCGGGGCCCGGTTTTGTTTGCGATTGCCGACATTCGGACGGCGAATAAGATCGTTGAACTCACGCTTAAATCGGCTTCGATCGCTGTTGCCGGTGTTTACACAGCCACAGACGACGGGCTTGTTGGAGAGGGAACAATCAGGATTGCACCAGCCTCGGTGATAAAGGTACGACACAACGGCGGGCCAAGCGGTCCATCCTTGCAACGCCTGGAAACCCCGACGCGCCTGGACTTCTCGCAGCTTTTGCTCGACCAGCTGCACCAAAATATCAAGAAGGTCCTCGGGGATAACTCACTTCCCCCAGAAGCCGGCCCGGTGCGATCGGCTACAGAGTTTGTTCAGCGGGTCCGGGAACTTATTGCGGATGCGGCCGGCGGTCTAGGGCGTCTACACTCTGAGTTTGTGGTGCCGGCTGTCCAGCGTGCGATTGATATTCTCGACGCCAAGCAGATCTTGCCGGCCGGTCTGGCGGTAGAAATCGACCAGTTTATTGTGCAGGTGAAACTCACCTCACCGCTGGCGAAGCAAGAAAGCCTGGGCGAAGTCAAGAACCTCATTCAGTTTGTGGAGTTGCTCGGAAAGATTGGCGGCCCGGAAATGCAGCATTTGGTTGCCGAGGTGGACGGGATCATGGCCGAGGTGGGCGATTTGCTCGACGTGCCGGCGAAATTCATCCACACCAAACAAAAGAGAACGCAGATAATGGCAAGCGCGGCCCAAGTGGCAATGCAACAGAACGGCGCGCCGCCGGGTCAGGTCGCACAGGTCGGTCAAGCGGTTCATCAAGTAGCGGGGCAACAACAAAATGGCGGATAATGATGTTATTCCTGACGGTCTATCGTGGGCCGAAAGTGAGGTTATTGGAGGGCTCAATGAGGAGTTGGCGCAGATTTACGCCGCTTGCTTTGGCACGCCCGCCGGCCGGGCCGTATTGGCCGACATGCGCAAGAAGTATGTGACCGTGACGAGGTTTGTCCCTGGCGCGGGCGCAGAGCATGGCTTTTACCGGGAAGGCATGGCGCAAGCCGTGTTTGAGATTGAAGAACTCATCAAAGCAGCGAAAGGGGGCTTGTAATGTCCACAAAGAAGAAACCCAAGACGGAAGAAAAGATCACGCGTGAGCCTGTCGTTATGCCTATTCGCCTGGGGCACAAGCGCCGGGTTGTTATGGCGGTCGAGGCGATGGGCCTTCACTCGGATAAGGCGCTGAGCGAGATTGATCGGTTTATATTCCGGGGCACTTCTATCGAGGATCGGACCGAGGACTGGGAGGGTGTCGCTAAAATTAGGGCGTGCCTTGAGGATTTTTACCGGGACGTTATGTCGATCGTGTATCCTATGGAGACCGAAAAAGACGACGAATAACCCCAAACCAAGCGGAGAATAAGCCATGTTTGTCAGAAAATATATCGAACTATTGCGCGCACCTGAGAGCGAAGGCGGCGGCGGTGATGCCTCGGCCGATACCAGCGAGGGCGGCGAGGACAAAGGGGAAAGCGTCCTTGATAATGTCGGGGGTGACGGCCAGGAGGGCGACCAGAAAGCCAGCGGTGACGCGTCTGGGGATCAAGGGGGCGACGCGGCGGCCTATGTGCCGAAGGGGTTGCCGGACCACATGGTTGGGGAGTCCCAGAAGGACACCTTAGACAATCTTTTCAAAGCCTACAAAGGCGCTCGGGATAAGATCGCCGGCGGCAAGATGGGTGAGGGCGACGTGCCCGAAAAGATCGACGGCTACAAGATAGAGCCGACGGGCGAGGACGATGTTATTGGGACGGAACTCAACAGCGCCGACAGCAAGCCAATCGTTGACGCGTTCAGGTCGGCGGCGCTCGACCTGGGCATGACAGATCAGGTGTTTGAGAAATTCATGCGCGAGGGCCTGGGCAAGGTGACGGAGGCGGGAATCCCAATCGGGAAGAACGACGAGGAAATGATGCAGATTTCCGCGCAAGCAGAAATGGAAAGCCTTGTTTCGGTGGTGGGCGATGAGAAGTCGGCGAAGGAAATGCTTCTCACGGTCGACAACTTCGGGCAAAAGCTTCTGGACACTGGGTCAATCACCAAAGATGAGCAGCAAGAATTCCGGATTATGTGCGGGACGGCTGAGGGTGTGCGGGTGATGCACAAGATCCTCGTTGATGGTCTGGGCGAAAAGCCAGTGCCGCTTCTTGGTGGTGGTCTCGAAGGGGAACAGGTCACGCAAGCCGACGCCTACGCCTTCCACGCCTCGGCCCTGAAAATGCCCGCCGGCTCGGAACGTGATGCCGCTCTTGGCAAGGCTGAAAAGATGTTCGAGAAAGCTTTCGGCACCGGCAACGCGACCCAAGTTAGAAGCCGCGTGTTGAGTTAGGAGAGAAACTAATATAGTATAGCCCCACCGGGTCCTCATGTTTCAACCCCATTGATCGCTCCCCGGCTGACTGGCGCCCTGTATCTTCCTGCGGGGCGCCCTTTTTATGAATTATTGACAGACTTTTCTTCTGGGCGCATATTACGGCAAACGCAGACCCAACAGTGACGGCCTTCCCGTTTATCGGCCCTGATCCTTTGGCCCTCGGTTTTCTCAACTGAAACGCTAAGGAGGTGGCAAAATGTCAACTACTCTTTCAACTGCCTTCGTCGCCAGTTTTGACAGCGAAATCAAGCAAGCTTACCAGGACAAGGGCAAGCTGCGCGATCGTGTGCGCGTCAAAATGGGTGTTCGAGGTTCAACTCACCGCTTCAACTTGCTTGGCAAGGGCATGGCGACAAAACGTATTCCGCAAACCGACATTATTCCGATGGGCCTGGTTCACTCGAACCAGACGGCCACGTTGGAAGACTGGAACGCGGCGGAATACACCGATATTTTCGACGAACCGAAAACCACAGTAAACGAGCGTGCCGAATTGGCGTCCTCGGTTGCCTCGGCAATCTCACGTCGGGAGGATCAGCTAATCATTGATGCACTGGTGGCGGCTTCAACGGCGCTCACTGTTGCATCCAGCATTGGCGGCACGCAAACGTCTCTCAATCTAACCAAGCTTCGGCGCGCAAAACGCTTGCTTGGCGATGGTGGTGTTAGCGAGGATGAAGAACTGACGTATGCCGGATCTTATCATTCGCAAGAGGGGCTTCTTGGGGAAACCCAGGCGACAAGCTCTGACTACAACGGCGTTCGCGCGCTCGTAAACGGTGAAATCCACACGTTTATGGGCATGGCGTTTCGCTGGATTGCAACGCGTGCAGAGGGCGGGCTTGATCTTACCTCTAATGAGCGGATGAACTTCTGCTTTGCGCGGTCTGCAATCGGCCTGGCCGAAGGTATCTCGGCACGAACCGAAGTGAACTATATCCCGACCAAAACGTCGTGGCTGGCAAACGGGATTTTCTCGGCCGGCTCAGTCGACATTGAGGCCGCTGGTATCGTTGAACTTCTGACTTGGGAGGCTTGAACATGGCTTTTTCTATCAAGAGTCTCGAAAACCACTCTGGCTCAGGCGGTGGCTCGAAAATCTGGTCTTATCATGGGACGGATACAAAGGTCGCAACCAAGGCAACCGGGTTCTTTAATCCGGCGGCCGGCCTGATGAGTGTTGGTGATCGGGTGTTGATCCATGCGTCAGACGCAGACTTTGACGCGCATGTGTCGGCCGTATCGGCGGGCGTCGTTACGATTGCGGCAGTCGACGCCTTTTAATCCAATGCCCTAACCGCTTGGGCATTTGGGGGGGAAGCGGGCTGGGGCAGCAGACCCCCGGCCCGTTTTTTTAAGGAGGTTATAAAATGGCAACAAGTAGTTTGGCTGTCGCGAACATGGCTCTGGCGCGCCTTGGCGAACCGAACATTGCGGCCATTGCGGCCGGCAACGATACGGGCGGCAAGGTGTTTGACCTTTACGAACCGACGGTTTTGAACTTGCTTTCAATGCACAGGTGGCGCTTTGCTCGGGCCCGCCAGTCCCTCACAAAAGACGGCGCCTTTACGCCGGTCACAGAATGGACGAACGGGTTTACCCTGCCGACATACCAGACCGACATTGTTGGGCAGCCAATCAAGGTTTACAGGGCCACGGAAGTCGGCTCTCGGTCGCATACGGATTATGAAATTCAAGGCCGGTATATCCTCACAAACGACGATGTTTGTGTGATTGAATACACGCAGCGCACCGGTGAAACGGTTTGGCCTGGATATTTTGAGGCGCTGGCAGCGGAGGCTCTGGCCTCGTTCTTGGCTCTACCTGTCACAGAAAACCAATCTAAAGAGCAATATCACGCCGTTCGCGCCTTCGGAACGCCGGGCTATGGCGGGCGGGGCGGCATGTTTGCGGCGGCCGTCCAGTCTGACAGCATGGCAAACCCGTCAGAAAGCTTGATTGACCAGGGCGACCCGATCAGCGCGGCAAGATTTGGGGGCGTCTAATGCCAGTCGGACGTTTTGTTCAGGCGAGTTTCAACAGCGGGGAATTCGACCCTAACCTTTGGGGGCGTGAAGACGTCACCTTTTTCTATTCCTCGGCCCGCAGACTTGAGAATGTGCTGCCTTTACCCCAGGGCGGCGCGCGACGTCGGGACGGGATGGTGACAAAAAGCGCCATTCGGGGCCAGGTCTCTCAAGGGGTGTGGACGGGGGCAACGCTGACTGCGCCCAATGGGGGCACGCCTGGCAATGCGACAGACGGCGACACAGCGACATTAGTCACGACAACAACGGCTATCGGCACAACAAACCCTTACGAGATCATCCGTGTTGATTGGGGGGCAACCGGGCCCTATGCCGATCCGTTTGCTGTCGATATTAGCGACCTTTCTTTTTCCGCGCTTCCAAGCGGCACCGAGCGCGAAGCTGTTGAGTTGCAAACGTCAGACGATGCGGCGGCCTGGACTTCGGTTGCAACGATTACAGTCGGGATCACGGCCTACAATCGGCGCTTCGCTGCAAAACCCACGGCAACGCTCGGCGCTCATAGATACTGGCGCCTGGTTAGAACCGGTGCGACAAGCTTACCCGCAGCGACAGTATCGCTTTCTGAAATGTCCTTCTGGACGGAGGACACCGGCACGCTGACGGAAAGCGTTAGTCACCGCATAACGATAGGCATTGGCACAGAATACCTTCTGATTTTTGTCGATAAGTGCTGCGATGTATTCGACGGGGACACGGGGGCTTGGGTGGCCTCAATGGCAACGCCGCACACGGCCGCACAACTGCGGGAAATGACAACAAACGCGCGGCTGGCAACCATGATCCTTTACCATAAGGACGTCCCACCTCAGATCGTGCAAAACCTCGGGGCGGCGAATGATTGGCGCAGCGGGGCGGTGTCGTTTGATAGCGTGTCAGAATATGTGTTTGAAGACGATCTCGACGCCGGCGGGGTAAACGAAAAGCAATATGCCGACTTTGGGAGTATGACGCCCGGCGATAAATACCAGTTTGAACTCAACGGCGAAATGTCGGCGATTAAAACATGGGTCGGGAGCGGGGGTGACGGCACTTCTATCGCCACCACACTCGGCGGGCTGACGGATATAACGTCGGTGATGGTCGCATACGACTCCGGCGATAATTATTTCATCGAATTCACAGGCGTTGACGGATTGCAGCCCTGGCCGATTATGGTTGTGTCAATACTGACCGGGTCAGGGACGGGGATTGTTACGCGCGTTCAGGCGGGTAAGGTCCCGTTCGGGGACCTTTGGTCAGCAACGCGGGGCTACCCTCGCTGCGGGACGTTTTACCAGGGCCGGCACTGGATGGGCGGGTTTCTTGGCGCGCCTGACGTGGTGGCAGGATCTCGGGCCGGGATTTTGTTTGACTTCAAGAACGACGCGGCGCCCGTTGCTACAAGCCCGATCGTCGCGCGCGCTGATGTTGATGAGCAAGTGACCGTGTTGCACATTTTCGCCGGTCGGCATTTGCAGATTTTCACGTCGTCTTTGGAACTCTACGTCCCGACTGAGCCGATAATGGCGACAAACATTGCGCTCAAAGTAACAAGCCGGATAGGGTCGGAGGCCGAGGTCGCGCCGTTTGATGTTCAAGGCGGCACGTTTTTCGTGGCAAAAGGCGGCCGGTCGGTGCGTGAATTCCTGTTTGTCGACACGCAACAAAGCTATTCAGCGCAGCCAGTTTCAAGGCTTTCCGGGCACCTTGTTTCTTCGCCACGGGCGATGGTTGTGCAGCGCCACGCAAACACAGATCAGCCTAACGTCGTAATGCTGGCTAATACGGGCACTGACGACTATGGCAACACGGTCCCGCCAGCGGTCGCCACGGTGGATAGAAACCAACAGGTGACGGCCTTCGCGCGCCTGGCGACGCTCGGGGTCATTAAACACTTTGCGACAACGCAAGCCGGCAAGGCGTTCGCCGTTGTGTCCCGGACGTTTAATTCCGTCACTTGGGATTACCTCGAAGAAATGGACGGGAACTATTATCTGGACGCGTCGGCCAAAATAACAAACGGAAACATTGACGACTTTACTGCCACGGCGTCCCAAACCGTGTTTACCTACACGTTTGCAAGCCCTGCCAGTGCGGCCGACGTTGCTGTTTGGGCACGGCTTACGGCGGCAGATGATTGGGTTCGCGAGGACGCGGCGGGGTACGCGGTCGACCTGGTGGGCAAAACAGTCACGTTCTCGACGGGGCGCGCGGTGGGGGAACTCATTCGGATAAACGAGCGCCTGGGCGTTGTGGATCTTACCGGGGCCGGGTCTCACCTCGCCAGCACGCCCGGCGTGTTTGTTTCTGGCGATGGGCTCCCGCTTGGCACCTACACGGCCGGCGCGTCGTCGGTGTCGCTCGGGGCAAGCCGCTATGATTTCTCGGCAGAGGTTGGGTTTAGTTTCGCTCCGAAAGTGATTTTGCACCCGTACAAGGCCGCCGGGCAGACAAGCCCCACGATGAAGCGCCAGAGGATTTTCAGAGTTATTTCAGATTGGCGACAAACGCTGTCGGCGACCATTACCTTTGAAGGGGATCCGGACCTTAATGTTTTGACGCCCTACACAAGCGCAATCGCGGCGGGGGGTGTTCTGTCCTATACGGAAGGCGGGTATCTCACAGACGGGCCTAAGCGCATGAGCGGAATCGGGTGCTGGCTTTTGGACCCGCACCTTGTTATTTCTCAAAGCGAGCCGGGGGCTTGGCACCTTCGGTCGCTGACTTACGATGTGAGGTTTTGATATGTCCACAATAATCGAGGCGGTTGGGCTGGTTATCGGCGGGGCGCTTACCTCACTTGGGGCAAGCGCGGCGACGGTGGCGGCGGCGACCACAACAGCGGGAACGATTTCAACCGTCTTGACGGTGGGGAGCGCCCTTTCCTCTATCGGGCAGGGGATAGCGGCCAGTAATTCCTTGAAAATGCAGTCTCAAGAGGCAGCGCTGAACTCTGAACTTAACCGAAAAGCAGGGGCGCAAAAATCTCTCGACCTGGCGCGCGAGTATAAAAAGCTGCAATCTGAGGCGGTAGTGACGCAGCTTGCAAACGGCCTTGATGTAGGGGTCGGGACGGCTGTTGATATTAGGGCCGCGACCTCACGAGAGGCGTCGCGCCGCCTGGATATTTCGCGCCAGAACGCGCGCGGCCGGGTGCGCATGGCCCGGCTTCGGTCTCGGGGCCTTTTATCTGAGGCAAACGCTGCGTTTACAGGTGGGATCGTAAACGCCGGCGGGAAGCTTCTCGACAATCAACAGTTAGTGGGGGGGTGATATGGGAAACGTGCCGCAGTATGGCCCTTATAGTCCAGTAACAACGCAGCCAAACCCCAGGCCCCAGCCCGGGCAAGGCCAAGAGCGGCTAATGAACTCCATTACGGGCATGTTTGACAAGGCGCGGGCGTTTGTCGCCCCGGCGGCGCAGTATGAGCAGCAGATCCTCGGCGAAAAACAGGCGGTGGCAGAGATAAATGCCGGGACGTTCAAATCCCGCACGCCTTACACTGTCCGATCAATGGCGTTCCAGAAGGCCGCCGATCGTATTATTACTTCGCGCACAATGGAAACGCTCACCTCGCGCACGTCGGACGCCATTAAAAAGGCAGACGGCAACACGGCGGTTCTTGGCGCGGAAATGGCTAAAATCCAGTCTGAGATTGGGGCCTCGCTTCCAGATCTTCCCGGGTTGGCCGTAGACTTCTCACAGGCGTTTCACCGGGCTTCTAGCGTGGCCGGCCGCAAAACACTGGCAATCTCTAACGCCCGGATCGTAGCCCAGCACAAGAAAGAGGCGTCTTCGCTTCTGTCAACGTCGCAAGACCAGGTCAATATGCTGGCCCTGCAAGGCGGCACGCCCGAGGAAATCCAGGCGCAGATTGCCCAGGCGCAAAAACACTTGGCCGCATACGGCCCCCAAGGGGCGTTTACCTTGGGAGGCGTGCAGTACAAGGCCGACCCGAAGCGCGCGGGCATGTTTACGCCCGAACAGATCAGTGGAACGCTTGGGAAAATGTCTCAAGACGCCACGCGGATCATGCTGGAAGCCAGCTTTCAACAGTCGGAAAACCCCTCGGCGGTGGTGGATAAATTCCGGGCCGACGTCTTTTCTGGTAAGTCCCCCCTGCCGCCCTCGGATAGCTTGAAGCTTCTTGCTAAGCTTGAGGGCCGCGCGTACACGGTCCAAGCCCGCCGAACCGCTGAGGCTAAGACGGTGCAAAGCGCGCTCGATAAAGCCATAGCGGCACGAACCAAGGCTGAAAAGGGGGCGTTTAGCGCGGCCGACGTGACCGTTTCGGCGCTTACGAAAATGGCCGAGAATGGCGCCCTTGAAATGCTTCCGCCGGAACAGATAGCCGCCTATCGTGGGGCGGTACAACACAACCCTGATTTGGCCCTCAAGCTTGAGCAGGAGATCGCCGTGGCACAAGCGGCAATCGACACGCACGGCATGACCTACGGTCAACTGAAAGATTACGCAGCCGGCCGCACGGCTGAAATGGCAAAAATGGCTCAGGCTGGCGGGGTGGATTTTACTGGCGTCGCGGTTCTGGATTATTTGTCACCGACGCTCAAGACGCTGCGCGATGCGGTCGGGTCGGAAAGCGCGGGCGTTCCCGCAATCAAGTCTGGCATCCTCGACGGGGTGGTTTCCCAGGTTAATTTTGCTGCGCTGCGCAAACAAGCGAACGGGAATAAGGCCGTTATCAAAGAGATTAATGTAACTGAAAAGCTTCTGGCTACTGTCCAGGGCCTCGGGACGCTATCACCAAAGGCCCGCCAAACCGCAATCGACGCAATCGACGCCAGCATTGCCCGCACGGCGGCACTTGGGACCGGGCTGGGCCAGGACGCTGTTCTGACGCTTGAGGCGCTTCCGTCCGTCGTTAAATGGAGCAAGGGGCTGGCGACCCTGGCAGGGAAGAACGTCGTTGATTATGCGGCCCGGGTTGGAATTAGCTTGCCGGAGTTTACCGGCGCGAAAACGCTTGGCGACCTGGCGTCTGTTATCGTTGACAGATCCAACATTATGACGCCGATCGTCTTGGCCGAAGGGGTTAAAAAGCCAGGGTTGCCTCTCAGGAAAGAGGAAATTTCCGTAGTTACTACGGAGTTTATGGCGGCGCCCAGGTCTGAGCAGGTGGCGTTTCTCGGCCATATTGCGGCGCTAGGGAAAGACCAGGCCGGGCAGGTATTTACGGCGCTCGGCGGCGATAAAAAAGCGATGGGTGCTGCGGGGCATGTTTACCTCGGGGGCAACCATGAAGCGGCGTCGTTGATTTTGCAGGGCGGATCTGGCGACATTAAAATGCCCACACCAAACACGGCTGAAATCGCCTCGTCCAGGGCGACGGGTTTGGGCGATATGCTGGCGAATGGGTGGCTCACGCCGGAGGCCCTGGCCCGGGTTGATTACGCCGCCATGGCTTACGCTAAAGGCGCGGCCATATCTGGGGGGTCTGACGCGGTTTCTACCGACAATCTCGACGCCGGCTATCAGGCCGCGCTCGGAAGACAGCAAGACGGCACCGGCGGGGTGCAAGACGTGGCCGGATACTGGCGAACCCTGTTCGGGTACACTCAAACATATCAAACAATCCTGCCCCCAGGGTGGGACGGTGCGCGCATTAACTCGGCGTTGAGCGGCCCGCAAATGGACGTTTGGGCCAGGACGCACAGTGTCCTCGCTGACAATGGCGTCGCCCTTACAGGCCAAGAGTTTTTCAAGAACATCGCGGGGCTTATCCCTGTTGGCAATGAAACGTTTATTCCCGTTGACCCAACAGGGAAGTGGTTTCAGTCGGCGGATAAAACCCCCGTCACCATTGACTTGAAGGACTTCTCGCAATGACGGGTCTTCTCTCATACCAAAAGCCCGAGTTTCCTGGATACACCGCAGGTCCGGGGATAAGCGCGGGGACCGCGTTCGACGCCAGCTTCGGGTATTCCCAGAGGTTTCTCGAACTGACGAACCAATGGCAGCAAGGCAAGCGTGCCTTGGCACCGTTCACCGGGTTTATTCAGGGCGAACTTAAAAAACACAAAGGCGATCCGAAATTCGACGCGGTGGCGACCTCACTTCAAGAGCCGGCGATGGGCACGCCGACAGGACAGGTGGTCTATGGCTGGACCGAAAACCCGGCCAAGTGGGAAAAAGCACGGCTTCAACTTGCAGACATGGGGGTAAAAAACCCGGCGCCGGGAATGGCAGACTATACGGTTGCACAGTCACAGATAAACCAAGCAGAACAGGCTAAACTCCAACATAATTTCTATACCGGGTTGCTTGACCGTGCCTATGGGGCGGGCGCTAAAGCGGGGTCCTTGGCGGGATCGTTCGGCGCGGGCATGGATAACATAGAGGTTGTTGCCACAATGCCGATTGGGGCTTCTGCGCGCGTGGGGATTGCGGCCACGATGTTGACGGAGGCGGCCGTGGGCGGTGCGTCGGCCGTGCCTGTCGCGGTCCAGAGCAACACTTACCTGCGGTCCCTCGGGTTCAAGGGGGACGGCGTAGCGTCTCAGGTTGTCAACACGGCGTTGTTGTCCGGGCTCATGGGGGGTGCGTTCAAAGGCATACCTGGTAGCGTGAAGGTCGCCAAAGGTTTGGTGAAGGCATTGAAGAAAAGCCCCGCGCCAGAGGCGAAGCTGGCGGCAAAGATTATCCAAGTGGACACACAGACAGCCGAGGCCGCCGCGCCTAGCGGGGCACCTACATCGGTGCAGGAAGCCCAAGACCGGGCCAACATGGCGGCGGTGGCGTTGCACGACGCGGCCCCCGCAGATATGCCGGATCGCCCGTTGCTCGCAACACAGCCCGACGCGACACAGGTAACGGTCCCTGGCGCTCTGGAAATGATCCCGGTCGACACACTCAAGGTCGAGCCCGACAAGTTTCAATTCAAGTCTGCCGTGGTGGCTTCTGGCGGCGTCACGAAAAAACTGTTGGACGTCAAGAAGTGGTTGGACAGCTTGGCGGGCCGCATTGTTGTCTTTGAATACAAGGACGGCACGCGGTCGATCGTCGACGGGCATCAGCGGGTTGCTCTGGCGAAACGGATCATGCAACAGGATCCTTCGCAGAAAATACACATTCCCGGCGAGGTTATGCGCGAGGCTGATGGGTTTACTGTCGAGGATGCGCGCGTTGCTGGCGCGGCTAAAAACATTGCGGAAAGCGCCGACGGGATCAGTGGTAAATTGGCAATGGACGCCGCAAAGATTTTCAGGATTGACCCTAAAACCTTGCACGAAAAAGTGCGGGCTATGGTTGAAAATCTTCCGTCTGGACCCGGCATTAAAAAGGCTCGGGATCTGGCGAGGCTTTCCGAAGACGCGTTCAGCCTGGCAATCAATCAGGTTATCCCGGAAAACTACGCGGCGGCCATTGGGCGGCTTGTCCCGGATCAGCGGCTACATGAACCGATCGCCCGGCTGATTGAAAAAACCAAGCCTGAAAACCAGACCCAGGCTGAAAGCATTATTACGCAAGCCAAGGATACGCCTGTTTCTCAGGAAAAAACGGTTGACCTATTTGGCTCTCACACGGTCACGGAAAGCCTTTTTTTGGAGCGGGCCAAGGTTCTTGACCGGGCGATTAAAATGTTGCGCGAGGACCGGGCTCTTTTCAAAACACTGACTGAGGACGCCGCACGCGCCGAAGCGGTCAAGGGGAACAAACTTAACAAGAAGTCGAACGAGGAAATCCGCAGGGAGGTTGAAAAGGCCCTGGCGGTGATCCAGGCAAACGCCCACAGAGCGGGCCCAATATCGGAGGCATTAAATGTCGCGGCGAAAGAATACAAGAAAACGGGCAAAATCAAAGCAGCAGCCGAAAAAGTATCTCGGGCTGTCCGAAACGAGGTTCAACGAAATGGTCTTAATGGGGGTTCACTTGGCGGAGAACAGCCTAATGCAAAATCTGCAATCCCGAGCCAAATTGCACCTGATACCGCCCAAAGATTCAGCGACCCCATAAACGGCGAGGGCGTCAAAGGCCAAGTGGCGGCGACAAAGATCGCAGACAAGCCGAGGGAGGCGTTCTCTACAGACGCCGCCGCCCGCGCTGACTTGCAGAAAAAAATAGACGCCGGCGCCCCCCGGTCAGAGATAGACAATCACCCGGCCGTCGTTGATGCGGTCAAAAAGATGGGTGATATTCCCGAGACCGTAAACAGTGACGGATATGGAACACTTGCATGGCACGAGAAAAGGCATTATGTTGTTGATGGAAAGACCATTGTCGGGACACAGAACGCTCTTGACGGATGGGTTTCAAAATCCAAAACACTGGCGGCAGACGAAACGGGGATCCCGGCTCAGCCTGTCGAGAATGGCGCCGAGGCGACCATCATTCTCGGCCCGCCAGCGGCAGGGAAATCAGGCATTGGGAACAAAATAGCACTTGCTAGGAAGGCCGCGATTGTTGATGCGGATGAAATAAAGAAAACACTTCCAGAGTTTCAGGGGGGTATCGGCGCCAATGCGGTGCATGAAGAAAGCTCGCATTTAACAGCGGTTGTCGAGGGCGTCTTGATGGGCGAAAAAACCAACGTGGTTATCCCCAAAGTTGGCGCGTCCGAAGCTTCTATCAGCAAAGTGATTGCTCGGTATAAGGCGGCAGGGTATTCGGTGAAACTCGTCAACATGGACGTGACGCCTGAAAACGCTTACCGGCGCATGATTGGCCGATTTGTTTCAACAGGCAGACTTATCCCGCCTAAGTACATGGCCGAAGTTGGCTCACGCCCAACAGACACTTTTATGAAACTCAAGAAACAAGGTGTCGCCGATGGGTATGGCCGCATTGATAACAATGGAGGACGCAATGGCGCAAAACAAGTCAGTGAAATCTCAGGGCAAGACCCCTTCGCAAATAGTCCTTTCGACGCTGCGCAGGGTGGAGGAAACGGATCACAAGTTAACGGCGGTCGAGGGGAAAATGGTTCGCCAGGCGCTACACCGCAGAGCGGGGGATCCCCCGAAATCCAGCAAGCCTTAAAGGGGACGAAGATCGCTGATAAAAAGGGAAACCCGATCGTGGTTTACCACAGCACGCACAGCGACGTGGCCCCGGCCTTCACGGCGCACCGTCCTGGGGGTGGTGCAAACGAGGGCAAAAAAAACGCGGCCGGGGTGTATTTCTCAAGCAACAAAGGCTTTTCAAAGTTTTTCGGGCCGAACACATACGAGTATTATATTGATGTTAAAAACCCGTTAGTTATCGAAGGCCGAGGGCGCCTCGAAAAACTTATTGACGCGCTGCGCGGAGCGAAAGGGAAAAAGGCCGCGCGGAAATTTATGTTCGACCAGTCAAACACAACAAAATATATCAGCGCCGACGACGTGGCACGGCTGAAAGCCCAGGGCTACGATGGGATCGTTAACGACGCGGCAAACGAAATTATTGTGTTCGACCCTGCGCAAATACACGAGGCGAAGGCGGTGCAGAGCGAAGCAACCCCCGCAGGGCAACAAACCTTAATCCAGGGCGTTGCGCCAATAACACAAAAGGACCGGCTTCAATCTGCCCAGAACCAGCCGATGCAGGGCGGGGCCGCCCCAGCCGGCGGGCTGTTTGACGAGGCCGCCCGGGCCCAAATGGATTTGCTCGACATGGTGCCGCTTGAGGATACTGCCCCGAATGGGGACACGTCCACTCGGACGGTTTCCCGAGCGGATCTTGCAAAAGAGTTGGATGCGGCGGATAACTTCGTTGAACAGTTGGGGGTTTGCGTCAGATGAGTATTCGGGATTGCATTAACAGCGCGGTTTCTGCCGGCGAAATGAACAAGGAAAAGGCCGATCGTATTTTGAAAGAATATGACGACGTTTTCGCTTCGATGAAAGACAACATGGGGCACACGGCGGCCGAGGCCGAGGCTGCGCGGGCTGTTGTTGCCAGCGCCACAGAGGATGCCTTCCAGCGGCGCCGGGTGGCACAGCTTCAAGCCGCCACAGTTAAGCGCCAGACCACTCGGCTGATGGAGTACAAAACGCCGGGGGGCAAACCCGACGCTGGTAATTTCCTCATTGATCTTATTAACACAAACCACGGAGCCAAAGGCGAAACGCTATATGGGCGTTACGACGCAATCCGGCGCCGCGCGCGGGCCGCTTTGACCGACATAATCCGGCCGACAAAGCGAAATATCCTGACAGCCAGGCGCAACGTGGAACTTGTTCACAACGTCGAAAAGGAATTGTTTGGGACCCCTAGCGGGGACAAACAGGCGGCCCGTCTGGCGAATACCTGGCTGACGGTTGCCGAAGACTTGCGCGGCCGGTTTAACGCGGCCGGCGGAAAGATTAAAAAACTCAAGGGGTGGGGGCTTCCGCAACATCACGACCCAAGAAAGATTTTCAAAGAGGGTTACGACGCCTGGCGCCAGTATATCCTAGACCGGCTTGACCTGGGGAAAATGAACGAAGCCAGGGGCGGCGTGCCTCTCACGCCCAAATCTATCGAGGTTCTTATTAGAGACGCTTACGACGCGATCACAACGGACGGGCTTGCCCGGCTGAAAGATACGGGGTCGGCGTCGCGGGGGCGCGCGCTACACAACCGCAAGACGGACCACAGGTTTTTCATTTTCAAAGACGCCCAGTCGTGGCGCGAGTACAATATGAAATTCGGGGACGGGATGGACGCGGTTGACGTGATGCTTGAGCATGTGGACGTTATGGCCCGCGACACGGCCATGATGGAGGTTTTAGGCCCGAACCCTGACGCCGGGTTTCAGTATCTTAAACAGGCGGCGGAAAAACTGGACGTGCAGCGCCGGGGGCCGAAGGGCTTGGACCACGCTCGGAACAGGGGGAGTGAGGCGTCAAACCTTTTGTCGATGTTCAAAGGGGAAATGAACGTCCCGGGGAATAGGACTTTCGCTGTTGTTATGTCGACAATCCGGCAATGGGAAGTCGCGTCTAAGCTTGGCTCGGCCGTCTTTTCTTCTATCTCGGATCTAAACGCGGGGCGCCTTACTGCGTCAATGGTCGGCATGTCTCAGACCGCGCCGGTCCGAAAGCTGGCGACCATGTTATCAAGCCCTGGAACAAGATCCGAAATGAACGACGCCGGTATTATCTTTGAAAACGCCGTGGATCTAGCAAACGCAGCTGCGCGTCAAACAATGGAAGACTTCACCATTCGCCCGGCCGCTAGGCTTTCCGACTTCACGGTGAGGTTTACGGGTCTGGGCGCGCTTACGGAGGCGAACAGAATGGCGTTTGGCGCGGCGTTTATGAACCACGCGGCAAAACTCAAGGGCGTGCCGTTTGAGAAATTGCATCCGAAGTTTCAGAGGACGCTCGACGCCTACGGGATTGGCAAGGTCGGGTGGGAAGCTATCCGGAAAGCCAAAGACTACACGTCGCCCCAGGGCTTGAAATTGCTGCGCTTTCAGGAAGTAGAGGCGGCGGCCGGCCGCGCTCTTGCCGATCGCTGGCTTGAAATGCAAGCGTCCCTAATTGAATTCGCGGTCCCGTCACATTCGCCAAGAGGCAAGGCTATGTTGTCCGGCAAAAAGGGGACCGTCCTCGGGGAAACCGCCTCAAGCTTCATGCTGTTCAAGGGGTTTTCCGTTGCGCTGATGTTTTCTCACGTTTCGCACGTTGTTCGCGAAGCCCAGGCCGGGCGCCCGGTGTCGGCGCTGAGTTATCTGGCAAGCTTTATGATTGGGAACACGCTGTTGGGCGGCATTGCGCTTCAACTAAAAGCGATGAAAGACGGGAAGGACCCTCGGGATATGACCACGCCGGCTTTCTGGGGCCAAGCCTTTATGCAAGGCGGCGGCCTGGGGATCATGGGCGACTTTCTGTTTTCCGATCAGAACCACTATGGCGGCGGGTTCGGGCAAACGGTGGTCGGGCCGGTCGGCGGCCTATTCAGCGATGTTGTGGGAACCGCTCAAAAGGCGGCGGCAGGTAAAAACGTGGGCAGCAACGTCATTCGCCTGTTGAGGACAAACATTCCGGGCGGGGCTAACTGGCAATATAAGCTCATTTTAGAGCGCGAAATCTGGGATCAACTTCAATCGGTTGTCGACCCACATGCCTCAAGAGCCTGGCGCCGAAAAATAAGCAATACAAAAAAATATGACACACGCTATTTTTGGCGGCCCGGTCGGTCTATACTCGGAGGCGACAAAGTGAGGCCGCCAAACCTAAGCAACGCCCTCGGGCAATAATGGAGGCAGAAAAATGGCACGAAACCAGGTCCTTTTATCAATCGGCTCAAGCTGGACAGAGATAACCAACGGCGACGTTTCCCAGGTCAAATTCCAGGTGCAATCTGAGGCCGCCTATATCGCTTATACGGTGGGGTCAACTACCCCCACGGTCGACGGGGTTCTCTACACGGCCCCCTATGGCGAAAACGGGTATCTCATCGACCTGTCTGCCTTGACCGGCGCAAACCGCATATGGGCGAAATCGGCTACAGGGACAAACGCCAACATTCTCATCGACCACGCATAAGGATCAAACCCATGCAAACGCCTCTTGCTGTTCTTAGCCCGTATCGGGGCGCGCCGTATTTTAACCGAGGTACGGGCTATGCCCTCGAAGGCGTTACCCCGCCATTCATCGTAGACGTACCGCGCGGGAAGTACAGCAGCGGGGCGCTCCGCACAATGTCAGCCGTTCTCCCCTCCTCCCGCACCACTGGACAGACCTGCATTGACAGCGACGGGGTGTTGAAGTGGGGGCTGCATAATCTGTTGAAGTGGAGTAATGACTTTACTAATGCAGCTTGGACGTTATCTACGGGAACCACACTGGTTTCTTCGGGGGATTGGTTTAAGTTGGTTCTCCCTTCTATATCATCGTCTAGCATTGGTGTATCACAAAGTGCTGTTCCTAATGATGGAAACTCCTATTCTATTTCGGTTGAAGCGGAGGCGGTTGAGAAGTCAATTCTCGGCATTGCTGTTACAAACGATGCAGGGTTTACAACAACCGCAAGTTTTAACCTATCTACTGGGTCGGTTATTGCCGTTGGTTCCCATCCATCTTCGTCTGTAAACCCAACGGCGGCGATAGCAATCGGAAGTAATGGAGGCTGGCTATGCACCCTTTCAGCAGACGAATTTATTGCAGAGTCAGTCGTACACTTCACTTGCGCAGACTCTATATCTAGCCCATATAACAGAAATATAAATTCAGATGGTATTGGTGGTATCAATATTCGTAACCCGCGCGTTTATCGTTCAGACCTTGGCGGGATGCAGCTTGACAGTGACGGATCGGACTATCTCGAAACAACCACAGCCCCCGCCTATGCAGCTTGCAGGGACTATACAGACCCCACGAACCCAGTGATCCAGAGTTGGGACGGGCGGACTAATTTGTTTCCCATGTCTGACCAGTTCGACCAAAATGTGTCACCCTATTGGTCATATGCTAGTATCACGGTAACTGCTAACGCGGCAGTCTCACCAGACGGGGCCACCAACGCCGACAAGTTTATACCGAACAACGCCGCTGGAACAGCCTACATTGTTGATCGGGGAAAGATAACATCTACAGGAACGTACACTGCCAGCGTCTATGCAAAAGCTGGAGAGTTTACGTCCACGCGGCTTGATATGTACTCTGCGGAGGACTCGACAACCACCACGACTTTTGACCTATCAACAGGAACCGTGACATCAGGGGCGGGTGTTATAAAAAGTGTTGGTTCAGGTTGGTATCGTTGTTCTCTCACCAAGACCTTTACAGGGCTTACAGCGGTTCAAGTCCAGATCGCGAGGAACACGGTTACAGGAGATGGCACCTCCGGCATTTACATCTACGGCGCTCAACTCGAAGCAGGCCCCTCCGCCTCCCCCTATATCCCCACAACCACAGCAGCGGTGTCCCGTGGTGCAGACGATATTCAAGGGGTGCCAGTTGGTGACGGTGTGGAGCTGGTTCCTAATGGTGACTTCACGGTATCGACAGGGTGGACACCTGACACCGGATGGTCAATAGCTTCAGGTATCGCGTCTTGTGACGGAACGCAAACAGGAGCAACCGACCTTTACCGCACAGATGTTTCCGTAACTGACGGGCTTAGTTACAGAATGACGATTGACGTGTCTAACCTCACGGCAGGCACAATTAAAATCATTCTGAAAGGTAATGAGTCTGCGGTAATATCGGCTAATGGATCACATACGTTTGATTTTTCAAGTCTCGTTACAGCAGGCAGCAGATCAGGCGTTAGAGCAGACGCTTCATTCGTAGGTGACATAGACAACGTATCCGTCCAAGAACTCCTCCCGTTTGCAGGGTACAGTCAATCGGTTGGGACTATGGTGGTTGAGGGTTACACCGACACACCCGCAGCGGCAGCGGCACGGTTGTTTGATCTTAGCGATGGGACAAACAGTAACAGGCACATAAACTATATATCTTCCGGCGGGATAAACTTCCTATCACAAGCCGCCGGGGCCATTCAAGCACTTTTGTCTTCCACGGTTACCGCAACCTCTGGGATGAACATAAGAGCGGTGTCGTCATATAAAGTTAACGACTTTGCTTTCACCGTTAACGGGGAAGCCGTAATCCTAGACACGACAGGTAGTGTGAGCGCGGTAACTACGTTTGGGTTTGGCGTTAGGTATGACGGTACGCAACACACTAACGGCGGCATATCCCTTGCGGTGTACTGGCCCATCCGAGCATCCAACCCGTCCCTTGTAACAGAAAGCGGGAAGTAAAATGACCACCATAATGCTACACGCCCCCGACAAAGCCACGATGGACAAGGCACTTCTGAAGTACAAGGTGCTTGAAACCCGGCAAGACGAGAACGGTGTGGACTATCTAACCCCCGCCAAGACCTTCGAAGTCACTGGATACAAGGGCAGTATCCTTCCGCCCATATGGTCCACCAAACCCGTCTACGCACTGGACGGGACCCTAACCACTCCCGGCGTTGAGATAAGCGGCTTCTCGTGCAACGTGCTGGACACTCGCGGCGTGCTTGAAACTTGGACCACGGACCCAGCTACAGGCGTGCAAACCCACACATTCGGCACATACAGCGTCCCTAATGCCGATCCCATGCTCCCCCCGACCGTGTTGCCGATCGACTGGCCCGCAATGGGTGTCGCTTGGGTTGACCCTGCGCCGATAAAAACCCCCGCGCAAAGCTGGTAAATGGAAAGGCGTTCTAATGATACACCGAGTAGTGAAGATAATAACCCCAGCCGACACATTCCACGGTACGCTGGGCGTCGGTGCTGTGCTTAACGGGGTATGGATGGACTTGCTGAACCCCATCATTCAGATCGCCCTTACCATCGGCGGTGCAGTTTATCTCTACTACATGATCCGAGCGAAACGGATGGAGTGGAAACTCAAGCGAATAGAATATGAGAGGCAGATCGGGGGCAAGCAATGAAATTCTTGCTCACGGCCTTTATTCTCATGCAGA